TTCTCACGCTTCATGAACATCTTCTGATCGTATGCGTTTACGTAGTCGGCCAGTTCTTGATAAGAACTTTCAATATAAGGCTCAAGTTCCATTTCACTGACCTTATTAAGGAACGTGACAACGCTTTCATCAGTTTTCTCTCTTCCCTCGTATACAGTCTCGACCAGAGGACCCATGTTGAGGTAGATAGAATCAGTATCACTAGCAATAACATAATCTTCTCCATCAGTTTTGAGTATCCTATTTAGATACTCGTTTACTTTATTTTCGATCCAGCGGATGCTAAACTGCCCACCAAAAGTAATCGCCTCAGCGTTAGCCAGATTGTAATATCTAAAGTATTGATTTCCAATGGCACCATAAGCCGAGTTGAGTTGGATCTTTCGAGCCATTTGGATGTTATTGAATTTACTAATATCCTTTTGTAGTTTGGAACTTGGCTCATTCTCATAATCCCGCTTCGCTTGAAGCATTTTCTTCTTATATAACGTGCGTTCATCATAGATCTTCTGCATTATTTCTGGTAGGAATCCCAGAATGTCCTTACGATACTGTGCACCATTAGGTGCTACACAATATTCCCCCTTAATATCTATCTGCTTCTTGAGGAGTCCAGCAACCGTAGCGGTTGGGTGTCTTGTGTCCACGAGCGTCTCTGGGGAGATATTATATTGCATAATAAGATGAGGATAAAGACTGTTGAGGTCAAAATTGACAACCCAATCATAGCGTCCTGGTTTCGGTTCCTTGACATAGGCTCCTGCATACTTTGTGTCTTTATCTGATCGTTTTGCTGGTGGGACAACCAGACCTTTATCCTTAAGGAAATTATAGATGATGGTGTCCCACATCCTCACCTGAAAATAAACATCCCTGATATTAACCTTAGCATCATATGCTAGAGCAATAGCAAGTTCGATAAGTTTCATCTTATCCTCAAGTTGTGAAACAAGTTCCACGTCCTTGATGTTATAGTCAATAAACTTCTGCCAGTCACGAGTATAGAACTCTTTAAAGTTCTCAAATTCACTGTGATCTAACTTCTGTTGACCTAGTTCCACAAGTGCTATGTGGTCTAGTCTGTATGATTCTTGATTAGTATAGGTGAACTTCTTATACAAATCAAGATAGTCTACAACATTTATACCAAACATGTTGTATATGATCTGTTGGCGACCTTTGATCTCCATCTCTTCACGATGAACGATGCCCCATGGAGACATCTGCTTCATCTCCTTCTCACCAAACAACCGTTCCATACGTCCACAGATGTATGGTACGTCATACAGTTCTACATTCCACCCCGTGAGAATATCTGGGAAATTAGTAGTCCAATAGTGAAGAAAACTACGGAGCAAATGTTCCTCGCCGTCACATAAGATATATTCAACGTCCTTGCGATCCGTCCTGTAAGGTTTGGTACCCCATACTTTGATCTTACGGCTGATATAGTCTTGGACTGTAATGCTAAGAAGAGGTTCCGCGCATTCCTGCACGTTAGGAAAGCCATTTTCACATGCCACCTCGATATCAAGAGATGTAACCTTAAGACTCTTAAGGTCATAGTCAACTTCTTTCGGGAACTCTTTCGATATGAATTGATAGAGATACCTGTCATACCCATGAACCTCAAAATTTTCTACATCACGATACTTTTCTCTAAATGCTCTTGCTTCTCTTATAGATTCAAACTTAATAGGTTTGGCGTATCTACCATCTAATGTTCTATGCTTAGTCTTCTTGTCAGTAACGACAAAAAGGGTCGGAGAAAACTTGAACTTTCTCTGGATACGTTGTCCGTTCTCGTATCCCAGATAAAGCAGGTTATCCCCGACCATCTGAACATTGGTATAGAAACTCATGCTTTAGTGACTAACTCATATTTCTTACGGATAGTCTCCGTAGGTTCTACTATTGTAGCAAGAGTTTCAGAATAAATCAAGACATCTGTGTCAGTTGTCCAACTGGGCCATGGCTCCAGTGTGCCGTCATCCCTGATTAGGTACGGATCCTGTAGGTGGCAATTCGGTTCCTCCTCCAGTTGTTCCACCTGACTGATCAGGTGTATCCCCGACCTCAGGATGATTACCATCGTCTCCATGCTCTTCCTCCAATAGCTGTTCAGCTTCTTTAAATAATTGTTCCATGTCAAGATCTTCATCTTGAATACCTGCTATGGTATCCTCATGAGCTTTGAAGTTCTTTTCATAATTTTCCTCTTTGATAGCAAGCAAATACTGTTCAGCAATAGAATCTAAAGGATCGTATGCTGTCAATACATGGTGGCCAGGTAGATAGAAATCTCTATCCTTACTCAAAGGTGCCCATGGAAACCATGATACTTGATAACCCTTCTTCCTGTCAAGTACCACACCTTGTTCTTCGTTAGATACAATATCTACTCTGAAAGGTTTGTGTAAATGAAACCCTACTGGGTCTTTAGTTTCGGGATCTAGTATCTCTTTAGCTTCAGTTATTACCTCCTCACCAGACTTTAATAATAATAGTTTGATACTCATTCTACATTACCACCCATTGCTTGTACATTTTTAATGTATGTATCACGTAGGCTAGGAACTGGTTCTAATATAGTAACGACCACACTAGGGTTAACAGGGATTCTATTCTCCACTGTGAGAGGACACCAAGGAGAATAATTAACCCTCACTTCTGGGTCTTCTACAATTCCAGTACCCTCTACCTTTGGTTTCTGATACTCTACCTGATATGGATAGTTGAATATGTATGCTTGTCTTTGATTAGTTTCCTTATCAACTGCTTCTTGCAAGTCGGCAATAACATTGGTGCCGTCTGTTAAGATAATTACCTTAACCCTCTCAGAATTGATAACAGTGGCATTATTTTCTTTAGGGGTAATATTGATCGGTTCCTTTTTAGCCATGTCTGTAGTAGTTTTAGTTATATTATAATAGGGGGATCAACATTTGTCAATCCCCCTATGTAGGTTAGATATAATCCTTACGTGTGTGATGATCAGGTACTACTTTACCTAATTGTACCACCAACAATCCGTCGGAGAATTCAACTTTTCGTACTTCGGTATCATCTGAGATTGTCCAGATCCTATCGAAAGACCTGTTGGCCAATCCTTTATGTCTAAACGTTCCATCATTCTCTGATTCTTCTTTTTTGCCTTGTACATGTAGTTTTCCAAACTCCGTATAGACGGATACTTCATCTTTCTTAAACCCCGCAAGGGCGACTTCGAGTCTCGATTCGACATTACTTACTTCAACTATATTATATGGCGGGTAGTTTGAAGAGGTGTCTACACCATCCCAGAATCTGTTGAGGTATTCATCCATTCCTATGCTGTTCTTAGCGATCCTCTCCATCAATTCTGGAAGGTTTGCAGCATGAAATCGTGCTAGATTAGTCATCTTAGTAGCTCCTTAAATAAGCGAGTTTGTGTTGTGTGATCCCCGAAGGCGATCATTACTATTTAAACACAAATGCTTTAAAGAGTCAGTGTTGAATACCGTCAAAACTGATTCGGTTAATCCTCTTTCTTCTTCCCTATGTTGTACTTACTCTCCAGAGTCCATTCTCCCTTCTCTTTATAAGCGAGAACTTTGATCTGACTTAGGGGTGCTACATCAACAATACTTTCTTTGGCTGTGATAGAAACCAATCCCCAATCACTAAGTAACTGAACGATACGATTTCTTCTCTGTACATCATTGATGCTTAGGTTTGCTTTCTTACCATCAAGAGCAAACAATTCTTTAAAGTGTACTATGTAGTACCTACCTTGCTTATGTAGAATATGGCAAGACTGATATAGTTTCTTCTCTTTCCTAGAAGCTACACCGATACGTGTTAATGTTTCTCTTACCTTAAGGAAGTCATCGGGTTCTTTCAACCCAACTTCTACCATACTATCAGCGGTCCACTTAACCTCTTCTGAGATCGCTGTCATTTTCTTCCTCCCATGTCATGTTTATGTCGTAATGATTCAATTTGAGATTTGGTAAGAAGAGATAATGCGACCTTCGCTTTTTCGTTACTATAACCATAGTGTTTTTTGACCAGATCCAGATTCTCAATCTGTTCTTTCTTCAACCAAGGAGAGAAACGTTTCCGTTTCCTCAATGTATTTAGAAAAAAAGAATACTGCATATCTTTATCAAGATGTGCATTCATATTCATCTCATTAGAAAATAGAATGCTATCAACAGTACCAGACAAGCATCTATTAACGATATAAGCAGGGTAAGAAGATATCGCATCAGGGTCATCACGAATGAGATCCTGTTTATTGTAGTTAATTGAATTAAGCCAGTCTTTGAGTTCATACTTCATGTAAAAGTCCTCACAGGACCACGTACACCCGTTCCAGACGGGTTAACTTCATAGATTACTATTGTACCACTCTTCAGAGTAATGTGTATCTCATTACCCTGGATAACTGCTGACTGAGCACCACTACAAAAGGATGCTATCACACCTCTACGTGTGTGATACAGCTGCACGGTCCCTGTCGGGCGTACACGAACCCCTAAACTTCCCATAATTTGTTAGTACTAATTCACGTCGTTTGTTCTGATCCTTCATGTAATCACCAGTGGATCGCATGGTATAGGTATGAGCAAAATCATACTGACACCATTCAAGATATCTCATAACGATATCAGGGTGATCATTATATGATATCATAACATTGCATAAGCAATCGTCCATGACATCAGCGAATCTTTCATGATCAAATCCTCTATGTTTATCTCCCTTATGACCATAAAGATGATCCTTAATATCATACGGGGGATCCGCATAGATGAATGTTAAGGTGTCGTTGGATCGAAGCTGCTCATAGGATTCATTTGTAATAACCCATCGCTGGATGAGTTCTGAATAAGCGGGTAACTTTTCGATGCCACGCATTGAGAAGTTGGAATCTGATGCTTGTCTTGAGAACGAGGACGATTCAGTAAGGCCACTGAAAGAGCACTTATTAATAATATAAAAATATAACGCTCGATCTTTGTTATCGGTGTTACTTTCATTTAATTTCTCCTTTGCTTCATTGAACAATACTCTTGCTTTATCCTGAGTATCATATTCTTTCTTGACACTGACAAGCTCTCTATGTAGGTACTCACTCTCATCTCTTAACTGAACCCAGAAGTTAAACAATGGTTCATAGAGATCATTAACCCAGATAGGTATCTCTTCTGGTAGTCTCTTAGTCATCTCCAGAGCCACACTACCACCCCCTAAGAAGGGTTCACGATACTCTGTGATCTCTCGACTAGGCAACCACTGAATTAGTTTGGAGACTGCCCTAGACTTACCACCTGGATAGCGTAGAGGGGTCTTCAATCCTTTCATCGACATTAATAAAACCTCGGAGTTTCAATTTGATCAACAAGTCTGTTAATAGATTCCGACATGCTACGATAACCTGTACCAACATACATTTGACCAGCAAATACCGATATGGTAGCAGGACCCCAGAAGATATAATAAAATCTTGATTTAACTTGATGTCTTTGTTTCTTCTTCATTAGTTTCTTTTCCCCCATGGTTTTGGGTGTGACAAATCGATCCATTTCTTAATCCATTTCCAAAGTTTTTTCATTTGAATTCGCATTCTACCATAATCTCAGTCAGTGCTGCTAATAGATTTATCTCTTGATCAGCAACGAACGCAGATTGATATTGGTATTTCGCAATAATCAAAACTGCCTGAGGTATACTAGAAGGTTTAAGTGCATCATACAAACTATCATACACTGTCCTTAGTATAGCATTAGGATCATTGTCAAGATTACTATTGACCCACTTACGTGCCACACCAAACTCCTTACCCTTCAATGCTCCAACTAACTCTCCGAGTTTAACATCGTTGAGGACTGCCAAGATGCCCGTATCGATTGATCCCGTGGAGCTATACCGCTGCAATTCGTTAAGGGTACGTCGGAAGTCTGGGAAATACTTTTGTATAACCTCGGCAACAACCTTGTCATTAAAGGTAACTCCTTCTTTGGTGAGAATCTCACGGCATCGCTCAAAGAACTTAGCAGCGAGGGACTGTTTGTTTTTACCTCTGACATTACAATCAATTACTGTTGTTCTGGAGTGGAGTGGTTCAATGATTTTGTTCTTGAAATTGCAGGTAAAAATGAATCTGCAGTTTCTGGAGAACTCCTCAATACTCGCTCTAAGAAGGAGT